AAGCTCTTTCAACAATTGCGACACGCAAACCAGTCCGTGTCACCGCCACTTTGTCGTGGTCAACCTTTCAACAGCTCGTCACCAGGAGCACCGAAGAAGGACGAAGCATTAGCAACCTGATGGCGTTCATTCTTGAGACCCATCTATAAGCCCCAGGAAGGCACCTTAAATTACATTTAGGAGCCAGTATGCCAAGGAGCAGTTAAACGCATCTCAGGGAGGCTTGTAGAGCCCTCTGAGAGCGTTTCTGTGTAAATAGGAGTCACACAATCAGGTTCCACCTTTTTTACTTCCTCATGGAACTTCTCAATCTCGGTATCCAGGTTGTCTTGGATCCGTTGATCAATCACCCACCGCTCAATCCAGACCAGCAGACCAAGCAGCAGGTGATCAAACCAAGGGATGCCTTGTTTCCACGTCACATAGAGTGTGTGGAACTCATTCAACTTAAGTTCTTTTCCCACATCGCCTCACAAACATTAGGAAGGTGTTGATACAGCAGGTCTTGCACTTGACCAGCTATCTGTGCGTGTTCCCGTTGCGTTCCATTAGCGGTACGAAGGTCGCAGTAATGCAACCAAGACCGAATGGTTCCATTCATGTACAGCTTGGTTGGAGCTGCCAAGGGAAGCACGTCTCTTGCACACTCTTTAGCCACTCCATAGTCCAACATCTGTTGGTACAGGTGAACACCGGCTGCAAAGTGTTTGGTGATCTCGTAATCAAGGTTGTTCTTAATTACTTCATCTAGATCATCAATGCTGTTCTGTCTGTTCTTTTGATCTTGACGCCGAAGAGAAGGACTACGGGGAATTTCTTCTACCCGTGCGTACCGTTGGGAGAACTCTTGAAAGGAGAAGCTTCGATGCCGAAGGATTTGAGCTGCTATAGACCGAGTAGTTTCTATCTGAACACACATGTTCACCATCTCAAAAGGAGACCAGTGTTTGTGTTCAATGAGGTATCTAATTAACCTAGCACTTGTCTTAGTGTTGGTTTGATTAGATGGATTAGATACTCTTGCCATATAGGCAATGAGTTCTTCTGCGTCAGGGGTAATGTGGATAAGCTGAACGGAGTGAAGCAATGGTTCTACTTGGTGGTTAGCAGACATACTGTCTAATTAGTGATATAAGTGATGTCCCTTCCAGGACATCCGGTATATCCAGAATTAAGTTCTTGAAGGGAGTGAGTTGAAGGTGGTACTTTTTAGATGTCCATTCCCAGGGACATAATAAAAGGGGAAGATTGTCTTTATTTGACTTGTCTTCCCCCGTACAGGAGTTCCGGTCCACCCTTCCATCCCTCCTGTATACACCCGTGATCGCTCCTAAACCCAGGTGGGGACTGAACTTTTGGAATTGCCTCTGGCTTGTCTTTTTTGGTCTAGAGACATGCCAAGGACGATGTGGTTGGTCTCGGTTTGTGGGTCGTCGATGAACCCCTGAAGCATGTCGTTCCACTCCTCCACTTTCCTTTGTTTGACCACCTCCATGGCTGAGATACCCATGGCGTCAGTGAAGTACTTGACACCTTGTGCAAGGGAGTCGAGACGGTCATCGTGTTTGATGGCGTACTTCTCCCGGCACATCCGACTCATCTGGTAAAACAGCATGTACAGGAGTCGTTTCTCTGGTGCGTCGTCGGGGTTGGAGTTGTAATCCCACTCGACCACACCACGATCAATGATGAGGCGGTGTTGGTTCATGATGGGTTCCAGGGCGTCGATGATCCGCTCCTCTTTGCGGACGGTAGCCCTGACTTCTTCCACACCAATGGCTTGTTTGGTTTGTTGAAGGTGTTTCTTGAATAGTTCTGCAACGATGCCATCACCAAAGTTGGTCTCGATGACAAGCTTAGTGACGTTGTATTTCTTGCACCCCCTAAGGATGTCAAGAAGGGTGGTGTCGGAGTAACCGTCTCTGTACGCACGGATCTCGTGGACGTAAAGGAATCCGTTCTTTTGACTTATGTAGGTGGCAGCTGTTTCGTCTGTGCCTCGACCTGACGGGTCAACGCTGCATATCGTTTCATCGTACGCACTCCACTCTCCCTGAAGCTGCATCGGGGAGTAGAAATAATCACCCGGTAGGCCAACTGTAGGCAGATCCTTGAGCACATTACGAGGATCACTGCACCACACAACAGAATCCGGCGCTTGAGTCGGGTTGACAGCGGTAACGATGAGGTCTTGGAACTTAAGTGGGAACTTTTCTGCATCACTAAGACTCGTATCAAGCATGAACTGGAGCATGAAGTTGCTCCGACCCATAGCGGCTTCCCGTTCCAGCAGGTCTTCATGGCTGAAGCGGTCTGGATCCGTAATACCCCACGCTTCGGCACCTTGATCGATGTCCTCTTGGAGTTGAGGGGCGATCAGTCCTTCGTATTGGGACAGCTTGCGGGGGTATCGAGCAGGCCACACAAACGGACGGTAGTTCCGTTCAGCCAGCTTGCGGTAAATGGTAAAGGTGGTTTGAGGTGTACCAAGGTACATGATGCGGGAGTCTTCCTTTGGGGTCAGGATGGACTCGGCTTCCGTGCACAGTTGAAGCAGTTTTTCTCGCATCATCTCCGTCATGGAGTTACCAGGCACTTCCACGTCATCAAGAATCATCAGGTCAGCACGAGAACCCGTGAGCTGACCCGTAATACCAACTGATTTGACGGACGGTGCCTGGGACGGAGAACAGTTCACATCAAAGGAGATACGAGACCATCGGGCATCGTCGCTTTTAGGACGCAGGTGCACCAGCCACGGGGTCTCGATAATCAGCTTCTGCAGGAAGATCGACATGTTGTCTGCACGCTCTTTTGAAGCGGAGATGATCATGATCTTCTTTTCTGGGTTGTTGAACAGGGTCCACAACACAAAGGCACCCGTGATCCACGACTTACCAACACCCCGAAATGCTTGGATCTGTAATCGCTTTGGTCCGTGCTGCAGGTAGTCTGCAATCGCGTATTGAGCACGGGTTGGAGAGGGGAGATCTAACTGACCCCAAAGTGCTTGCAAAAAGAGCTTAAAATCTTGCTGTAGGGACTCAATCACGGAGACCCCCCTAGGAGCCTCTGTACGGCGTTTTATAGGCATTATGATAGAATGTACCTGAGTGGATAAATAACGGCCTTCCAGGGGCTTCTAGGGGCCAATAAGAGGCAATGCCGCCCCACGGTTAGGAGCGGCACGCATTTATGGAGTTAGTTACGCAAGACCTGATTTGCGTGCAGCAAGCATCCGTTCGCGCCTACGGCGTTGCTCAGCAGTTTCAGATTTGGGGATCTTGTCGGTTGATGCTTGGTTGAAGTATTTCGACGAATCCGCGTTGGTTGCGGCTTGATCGATCTTCAGGCTGTCCTTGACGCCTTCACCACCAGATTTGGAAGCAGCCTTTGGTTCTTGCTTGGGAGCCTCTTTGGCAACCGTTGGGGCATCAGCCCGTTGACCCGTGGCCTGATCCAGACCCATTTCCTTGCGGAAGCGGTTCAGCAGGGGGTTACCAGAGCCACCAACCTTGTCCCGGTACTCTTTAGTGCCTTGGTACAGGCCCTTACCACCGTCGCGGTAGGTCTCGCTTGCTTTCGGTGCAGGCTTAGAGGGAGTGCTGGCTTTGGCCTTGGGAGAGGGGTTGCGGACAGCAGTAGTGGGTTGTTGGCTAGCACTACGAACAGGACGTGCAGGTTGCTTTTCCGCAGGCTTAGCAGCTTCGGTATCAGTGAACTTCGATTGCTCTTTGCCAGGAACGTAGCGACCGTTGGTTGCCGTTGACCCCTTGTTTTCCGGGGTGTCCTTCATGTTGTACCGCTTGCGAAGCTCTTTAGACTTCCCCTTCCAAAATTCTGGATTGGCAGCATCCTTTGCCGCACCTTGCATCATGCTGGCGATGGTCAGGGCTCCAATTACTTTGTTTGTACCAGCGCCTACACGAGGCCCTGCAAACATGCCTTCAGGAGTCAGTCGGCTTGTGCCACGACCACGAGCCGTACGGACTTCACTGGAGCGGCTACCTTGAGCAGCTTGCCGAGCTTTGTTCTCCGCCATTTCACGACGGGTGGGCTCAGTTCGACTGGTGCCAGGACCAGAGCGACCAGGAGGAAGCTGGGGGCGATTGCCAGATGCAGGCATCGCTTCCCTTGCGGGAGGAAGCGCAGGTCTTGATGTGTCTGTACGAATCTGTCGAACTTCTAGACCAGTTTTCTGCTCTGCTCCCCACGGCTGGCTGGAATTACCCACACGGTTTTGTCCTTGGCTGCTGGGGGGGAGTTGACGCCGGGGACCAATGCGACGTGCGGGTTCAATCGGAGACTTTTGTGCGCGTTGACTATTAAGCTTTGCCTGCTGACGAGACCGCATACTGCCAGGCTTTTGCTTGGCTTTATTTTTAGGTGCCATTATTAGTTAATGTGAGAAAGAATCATCCCTTCACGGGA